TCTTCAAAAGTTTTGAACTTATCAGGAGCAGTAAAGTCAGTAAGACTATACTGTTGCTTCCAAAGAGTTTCTAACTCTGAATCACTAAATCCCTTAAGTGTGCTTGGTTCAGCAAACTCAGACTTGTCGTAGTTCCAATAACCTTCTACCTTTCTGATCTTCACCTTGAAGTCAGCACCCTTCCAGAAATCGAATGGGTTGATAGGGGTTTCATCAGCAAATGCGGGTTGCATTGCTTCGGTAAGTTTGTCAAAGATTTTCTTACCATACTTATAAAGGAATACTCTTCCTTCATTCTGAGGATTAGCAGGGTCTTGTAAGACGTAGATATTACTGTAGTAAGATAACTTACGTTTTTGCTTACGAGCAATCTCTTTGTCAGCGTCACTACCGCTATTCCATAATGTCCTATTAAGATCCGATACTGGATCCTTCTTGCCTAAAGTTGTGAGAGAGTTCTCAATATACCATCCACCAGGACCTTGGAAGGCATGACTCCAAACTTGTGCCCATGGAAGGTCTTCTCCATCGGGTGCGGGTAGGAATCTGATTACTGCGTAACCATTGCCCGCTTTGTCTACTTCTGGTTTCCAAAGACGCTCATCGGCACCTCTGACCTCGGTCTTGTTTAGTGACTCTGCCTTAGAAAGCAGATCAGTATAACTTGACTTTTTAAGTGAAGCAAAAGACATTGTATTCTCCGTATTGTTTGTATTGTACTGTATAGTCGTACGTTCTATTTATAGCAGAAAAGGAAGTCGTTGACAAGGCTTTCAGACTTTTCCTTGCCAAACTTTTGTGCTAAGTAAGGACCCACTGGATCCAATCGAGTCATATAAGTATCGAAATCCTTATAGATGTTCGTGTCTGTCCCTTTCGGTTGATTTAATTCTATCATCTCTTTATATTTTGTCAAGTACTGCTTGAATGTGTCGAGGTGCTCATCAACCTCTTCCATAGGGCAATACCTCACATAGATGTTCTCTGAGAAATGATTACCACGTTCAAAGAAACGATAGTTCTCAGTACATTTGGGTAGACCATCTACACTAAAAAGATACTTCTCTGTAGGGTGTTGGAAGTCGAATACTATGATGACTCTCTTCTGTGTGAACCCCATGAGATCCATACCAAAGCAAGGTAGATTTGCTCCAGTGTTAGGATAGATTATTGTATTATATACGTGCGTCTTATCACTCCATATATCTACTTCTCTAGACTTAATAAAGTGTTTGTTCTTGTATATCTTAGCAGTAAGGTTGGTTCCTTTACCTTCCCATTCTGCCCATGTGTTTTGATACTCTAGATCAGGGAAGGTATTCCATACTGCTTCCTTCCAGTTCTTCCATAAATTCATGTTAAAGGTTCAATTCCATATGGTGACAAATCATAGTAAGGTATCTCTAATGCCTCACCTTTACGTGGTGTTGGTTGTCCTATCTTTGCTAGGATATCACCAGGTATTTTCTTGAGAGTGATGTCATAAGGTATGGGTGCGTTTGCTACACATACCCTAACACATTCCCATTCTTCTTCAGTTAATTCAATGTGGGTCATAATAACGAATGAGTGCTGCTGTTGCCACAATAAGCACTACTACAATAATAGTAACGGTCATTTTGTTTTCTCCAAGTCTTCGATCATCTTCTCTACTTGCTCTTTGAGTTGCGTATAGAAGGTTGAGTTTACATGCTCAGGCTTCATGCCTAACAATGTTGCTGCTTCACGTACCTGTGCGAGAATCCGTTTTGCTTCGGGTCTCTCTGATAGTGTAACACGCATAAACATTGTCTGTTGAAGATCTATCAGTTCTAACAGTTTGACCAGTTGCTGTATTTTCTGATCTATTGTCAGTATAATACCCATACGATTTATGTCAACGTATAGATCTTGCATTCTTTTTAACTCGTCCTGAACTACGTCAGACTCGAAGAACTTCATAGGTACAACTCCTTGAGAATTTTACGGTGTTTATCAGTACTGTTTATCTTTAAAAGAGGAACATATTTGGTAATTTTCTGTTTAGCATCTGTCCATACTGGATCGGTTGCCTTGACGTTCTGAGTGAACTCAAACATCCTTTCCATTATAGTTACTGATTCTAATGTTATTTTACCACCTAACCATAATTTAATCAAGGTCGGGTGTGGTTTACCAGTGAACAGATCATTGAAGTTGTCACATGACTCCTTCATGGTCTCAGCATCACTTTTAAAAATATATGATAATGATTGTAGTTTCCTTATATAGTCCAGATAGTTTCGTTCACCATGTGCGGTCATCGACCCAATCCACTCGCTATTCTCTTCTACAAAGTTTGCCAAATAAAATCTAGATAGTTCCTCCTCGTCATACTTACGTGATAGTTTTATAAAAAAATATTTGTCCTTTCTCTTGTCATAAGTTTCTTGCTTTGCCTTCGCATATTGATTCTTTGAAAAATCATATGTCTTGGTCTTGAAGTGATTTCGCATGGCAAGATACATGCGGTATGCCTCGTATCCTGTCACAGTGCCAAGAAACCACGACTCCCTTTCTTGATGAAATTAAGCTTCTGTGCTTCGTACTTAAGTTTCTCCTTAAGTGGTTTATTGATTAGTTTATTTACCCCTTCTATCTCAATAGATTTCTCTTCGCAATACATTACTATTGCTTCAATATAATTAAGTGAACCATCTTTGACGATGTTCTCAATTTCAAGCGAAAACTTGCTCGCAGTCATAAAATTTTCCTCTAGGGCATCATTAATTTTACCAGTCGCCATGGATCTCCTTGTAATAGTCTATGTACTCTTTTAATTTTGGTACGAACTCTAGAATGTTATTCTTAACAAAGATCTGGGGTGTCCCTTGTTCAGTGGCGATGATAGTTACAAGTTGTTTTACCTTTAAACCTGTAAGTTCTTGAAACATTATAGCATAAGCGGTCTCTTGTGAAAAGTAGTCTTGTATCCACTCTTCACGTTTGAACTTAGTTGACGTTTTAAAATCAATAATCGCTAATTCATTATCATATTCAGCAATACAGTCGACTCGTCCTGCGAGTTTTAATGTGTGAGAATATAAAGATTCTTCTAGTGCGTGTATATTATTTATCTTGTCAATATAAGGTCGTATTTGGTGAAACATGCCTAATGATAGCACGTCGTCCCTGTACCTGTCTAGGGGTTTGTTACTTAAGTAATCTTCTGCTAACTTGTGGCACTTGTTACCACGAGTTGATGCTCGTTTGGAGATTGCGTTTGCTTCCTCCTCACCGACTTTACGTCGCCATTTTAAGATACTATCTTTCTTTTTCTCACCTATCACAGTTGTAACAGAAGGGTAGGCATTACCCTCAACGAAGTAACGTCTACCCTGTTCTGTTGTCTTTGCTTTTAAGTTTGGAAAATTATGTAGATTTAGATGTTTAAAGTCCAAGATTCAATTTATTAATCAGATATGATTTCACCAAACCAGATCGAATGATATCTTGTATACCAAACTCTACCATTTCAAATTCATCCATACCTTGAATGATCTTCATGAAGTCTAGAATACCGTTCCTCTCGTTTGTTTTGACAAGATCAGTTTGTGCTGCGTCACCCGCAAAGATAATCTTTGTGTTGACACCTAATCTAGTTATAATACTATCTAACTCGTGGAAATTCAAGTTCTGTGACTCGTCTACCAATACGATAGAGTTGTCCAGTGTTGTACCACGTAGGAAAGATGTAGACCAGAATGATATAGTCTCTTGTGCTTTTAGATTAGCATATAGCATATCAAAGCTAGCATCATCAGGCATCTTGAACATATAACGTACCATGTTCTGATATGGTATCTGATATAGTTCTGCCTTGTCATCATGGTCACCAGGTAAGAATCCAATCTCTCTGGTTGGCACTAATGATCTAACAATGTAGAGTTTATCATAAGATGACTGCTCGTTAAGGATCTCTTGTAGTGCGAGGTACATACCAATAAAGGTTTTACCTGTACCCGCTGCTCCATATAAGTAGAGATTCTTTTGCTTAGAGAACGCATCAAAGACTTTCTCCTGTGAGGGAGTCAGTGGTTTTATCTGTGTCAGGTATCCTGAGTTGATAGGTTTGCGTTTCATCTGTCTTTTGGTTAACCCAACCATTGAAGGTTGTTTCTTGTCTTTAACTGGCATAGACTAAGGAGCCTCGAATTTAGCGTAAGGATGATGTTTTTTGACATTACGAAGTCGGTCTTTGAAACCATCAGGTAACTTGTCCTGATAATCTCCAACTCCAGAGACTGCATCGCAGACTCCTGCGTTCCAATCTTTATCCCAGTCGGGATTGCT